TCACCGGTGGTCAGAGCAGAGTTCACAGCGGTACCGATTCCGTTACCAGCCTGCTCAGCCAAGTGCGACTCAATGTTGAAGCCAGCGTCTGAAACCAGTTCAGCAGCAACGGGGATCAACAGACCGTACTTGTAAGCACCAAGCGTGATGCTTGAGTAGGTAGGCTCGGACTCGTCGAGAGCAGCACCAGCACCCTTGAGGGTTGCAGCGCTGTACGCGGTGAGAGTCGGAATAGTGAGATCTTCACCGGAGCTGGTGTTGATCATTTCGGAGACCTCAAGCATTGGGCCAACGAGTCGTGCTACATCGAACACCTGGTCGAAGAACGACTTGGGTACGGTGTTAGCCGAGGGAACCAGCGTTGTACGCTGTTCGAACTCGTGTCCACGGATTTCGCCTGCTGCGATCTCACGAAGGATGTCGCCAGTGGAACGCTCTTCGCGTGCCTCGGCGGGAACGAAACCGCGAGCTGCTTCTTCGGCTTCGGCGCGGCGTGCTTCGTTGCGGGTTGCAACAGCTACTGCCTCGTCAGCGCGAACGATGTCAGCCTCAATACGGTTGATCTTTTCAATTTCAGCAGAGTCCAGCCCACGGCTTTCCTGCTCGGCACCGTCAATGACCTCACGGATTTGCGAAGTCAGGTTGGCGCGAAGCTCCTGCTGAGTCTTTACGAACTCAGACATATTTTCTCCTGTTAGTTAGGTGTATGGATATCCGTGGCGGTTCCGCTCAACGGCGAGGTCGGTAGTGGCTCCACTTTCCCGACATATCTATGGTACCGAAAAAAAAGTTTTGATATGGATTAGACAAATCGGTGGCTATGTAGTAGCCTTAGAGTATCAAGGGGAGATCCCCACAAAGAAACGGAGAAGCCAGTGAAGATCTCAAAGTTCAACCTACTCAAAGGGACACTCAACGAACTCAACCTCAAGATCGCTACCCTTCAGGAACTGGAAGCGGATAGGGCAGATATTGACGAGCTAGTCCACGAGCGCACCAAGATCCAGTGGGCAATCGCAGACGAGATCAGCAAGAACAGTTAGAAACGGAGAGAGCGATGCGATACAACTACAACGATGGCGGACGGAAAGCAGCCGGGTACAAGGGCGAGGCTAACGATTGCGTAGTCAGGTCAGTAGCGATAGCAACCGGGCGCGACTACAAAGAGGTTTACAAGGAACTCGCGCGAGTGATGGCAAGCTTCGGTCACGAGCGGTCAGCCAGGAACAGTATCCCCAACAAGATAGTCAAGATCTATCTTCAGGATCAAGGGTTCGAGTGGATCCCCACTATGGGCAAGGGGACGGGTATTCAACACCATATGCGAGCAGACGAGCTGCCGGGTGGCACTTACATAGTCAGCCTATCTAAGCACCTAGCAGCGGTCATAAACGGGACAGTCCACGATAACCACGACCCCAGGCGCGGTGGAACCCGCGGAGTCTACGGAATCTGGCGAAAGAAGTAGGATAGGACAAGAACGGAGAACACGATGCAAACATTTCTACCAGACCACAGCTACTTTGTCAGCGCAAGGATCCTAGACCGCCAAAGGTTAGGGAAGCAACGAGTCGAGGCGTACCAGATCCTACGGGCGCTCCGTGGCGAAAGCAAGGGTTGGGTCAATCACCCAGCGACCAGGATGTGGCGAGGCTACGAGAATAGTCTTATCCTCTACACACAAGTTATGTGCGACGAGTGGACAAGCCGTGGATACAAGGACAGCATCAAAGACAAGGTCGAAGCGATGCTCCCGGATTACCCGTACTACTATGCCCCACCGTGGCTGACCTACGACCTAATCAGAACACACCAATCTAACCTAGTGAGGAAAGATCCCACCTATTATCAACCTATGTTCCCAGGCGTGCCAGACGATCTCGCATACCTGTGGCCAGTGACGGAGGACAACCGATGAGAGAACTATCAGACCAGACAATCAAGATGCTCGTGTTTAGAGATCCCACACTCAAGCAAGCAGCTGACCGATACAAGTATTGCTGGACACTATTACCCGATGCAGTCTACGAGTTAGATATAGCAGTCAAGAAGTCAATGCGGAACAACTACCTTGAGGACACACCACAGATCCAGTTCCTCAGAGAGAACGTGGAACTGATCACCCAAGAGATGGATATCTCCGAGGGGATCTTACGGGATGCTCTTAGTCTTGAGTATCAGCAGTTCGAGTCTCCATAGACTCAACTACCCGCTTCTGCTTCCCACGAGTCGCATCCGGTTCGTCAAGCTTGTGGATCTCATCCGCCATCTGTGCAGCGAGTGAAGCGATGGAACCCGATACAGGGTTGCCAGCAACTTTGAGAATAGTCTTTTTGATTTCGTCTACAGTAGCCATTATTTTTTTCTCCCGCCCTTGCCGTAACGATCTTTCCCTGGCATTAGAGTCCCATCAGTAGTTCGAGTTTTTTCTTTTTGAGCTCAAGCATTTCGAGCGATGTGTCAGCCTTTGCTTCCTCATCAGTTTCCGGTGCCAGCTTGTCAAGCACACGCTCAAGTAGCTGGCGGTCATCCTCAGTAATGTTGTCGCCTAGCTCAACCTTGAGTAAAGCATCTGCCAGAGAGTCTGCATCAACATCGGTGCGCTCAGCTAATCTCTCTAACCCACGGACTGCTGTAGTCCCAGCGGTGGCTGTGTAAGCGGGGAACGCCACAATACTGACCTCGTGTAGCCTCACTTCGCTCAAGGTACGCTCAGATCCATCGTCTGACCAGCTGTCACCGTTACGGGGAACCGAGAACCCAAACGACATAGAGTCTACATCGCCACGTCGGATCAACTCGGATGTGTCCCGTCCTGTAGTCGTGTTAGGCAACATAGCCCACACACGCAACCCACGCTCGTCCTCAGACAGCTTGAGAGTGCCAGCCCTAGTAGATCCCAAGACCTCACCCGCGCTATGGTTCCACAACAGTTTGATGTCATTACGAGATTTCAGTGAACGAGTAAACGCGCCGGGCGCAATCTTCTCAGTGAACGGCAACGGTTGCGATGGAGAGTCGAACATTGCAGCGTAACCCTCAAAGGTCATACCTTCGCTGGTTTCACGGATCTCAAACTCCGTCGGACTCATTCTTGTTTCTAGATCTGCCACAACATTCCCCACTGTTCTTTCGGCATTTTCTTCTCTCAGTCTACCAACTACACCTTGCGCATACGACAAGGCTCGCTCCGCCGCACGCTTACTTGGCCCACTGCCCCACAGCAAGTGAGCTACTACACCCGCGCTCGGGTAATCCTCGTTGTCGGGATCCGCAGCAGGAGCATCAAGGTCGCCCATATGACGGGCAATCCACGCTGCTAACCTGACCCACTTGTCAGCTGTGACATTACCAGCTGCCATAGCGCGAGCTTCACGAACTGTCTGAGGACGTAATCCGCCACCTGATAACCCTTCCTCGTGGTATTTCAACCCTTGTCTTGCAGCTGCACGCATATACGCTGGCGGTTCCAGATTGACCTCCCGCACCTGGTAGCTCCTGGTTGATTTAGGATGCTCTTTCGGCAACAGGTCATAATCGGTCACATAGTTTTTGTTTTCCGGTTTCCCGTTACGAAGCAAATACAGGTAAGCGTTTACTCGCGCCATAGACCAAGCAGCTCGGGAGATCCCAGGGCGGTGCGAAGTAGAGTAGGCACCTGACCCGCGACGGTACACAGCCTTGAGTTGTCCGAGGGTTGTTCTAGTCCAGTCAGGCTTGTTAGCCTCTGACATCGCTTCGTTATGTTCCTTGACCTTGTTACGGAGTGCTGTTTCTACACGCTCCGAGAACTTGATATTGGAACCGGCACCAGAAGCAGACCCCTTTTTGTTTTTATCGCTTCCCTTGATCTGATCCTTTGGCGGGGCAGGTGCCCGTTCCTCGTCACCCTGCCAAGCGTTACAGTACTGTCCGCCCTCAACATATTCGTCCCACCGTTCACAGAAAGCGCGACCTTCGCTATCAAGGTTTTGCTCGTCAAAGAATATGCAGTTACCGCAAGCACGCCCTTCGGGGACATCCTCGCTAGTTGCGGGACGAAAGTTGTCGGGGAGATCTCTAAGCTCAGTCATTGTTCTGGATATCAAGTACGCCGACCTCAAGCCCGTTCGGGTCAGACATTCCGTACAGTTCATCACCAGGGCGTAAAGTGATTTGTATTGTCTGACCAGGGTCAATATGGATACTGTCAGCTAGTGTCATATCCGACGGTCCGACGTGGATATATTGGTTCGAGCTCTTGCTCATATTGTGTAGCGTTACCTGGTGGGGCATATTGTCTGCTCCCACGATGAGCGTTGCTGTCGTGTTGGATAGCGTGATTGCGCTTGTGCTAATCGGCATCAGTCACCTCGTCTTTGTAGACCGACTCAGGATCTTCAGGGTCAATCATCGAAACAGGTTGCAGCTGTGTAGACGGTACACCAGTGTGGTCAATACTCGGTAGGTCAAGTGCCTGCAGCACGCTAGCCGGATCGAACCCTGCAAACACAAGGTCACGAGCCATTGACACTCGTTCTCTCTGCGCGTTTAGACGAGAGTCGCTCACATCCACATTTGCCAAAGGCACCCGCACCTTGCTTGCTGACTCATCTACTTGTGGCGCTAGATCCTCAAGAGCACGAGCCTCGTTGATAGTGAGGAACCCTGACTGCATAGCCGTCGAGTATGCGGAGAACCGTGACTGGATATCGGCGCGGAGCAGCCCGTCAAGGTTAAACTTGAGGAACGCACCTGACCCGTTAGCGCCACGTTCTAGCAGCGGGTTAAAAGCACCCTCGATTTTGGTGAGGATCGGGCGCAAGCCGTGTGTGACCCAAGCAAGGTTGTTCTGTTCAACGCTAGCGTAGCTGTTCGTGCCTGGTAGACCGAGCAGGTGCGGTGGAACATTGAAAGCGCGAGCAATATCCTCTACCGCTAACCGACGAGCCTCGATAGCTTGGGACTGTTGCGGGTCAATCTGTGTAGATTTGAAAGTTGCGCCACCTGTGAGCACACCTGTCTTGTGCCCTTTACGCCAACCCTTGTGACGGTTATCGAACCCAGCTGTTAGCTGTTTTGCCTGTTCCTCGGTGAGGTTACCTGGGAACTCAATAACACCGTTCAGGTTTGTGCCTTGCCCGAAGAACGTACTAGCAAATCTTTCGAGTGCGAGCGCTAGCCCGAACGACTCCTTGAGTGCCTTGACACGGGATACACCACGAACATTCCCTGGGGAGAGAACATCAGGAATGTAAATAATCTCGTCTGTGGTTAGTGGTTTGCCCTCGCCCTCTACAGTGAACACTAAACGACCCACACTGTTCCGCTGTACCTCTACAGTTTGCGGATTTAATACGGTGAGGGTTGCCACCTCGCCACGAGTGTTGTGGTACGCACGAATAAACGCATTACCCTCTAACAGCATCGAAACAACAACCGAGTTCCAGAAAGCCTCAGCCGGAAGATCAGCGTCAGGTTTCCGCAACCACTGTGGTCGTGGGGATAGCTCTACCCGTGTGTCAGCTTCGCGCTTGTAAGCGTGTAGGGGAAGCGTGGAGATAGTGTCAGCGATGAGCGACACCGCAGAGAACACAGCGTTTACGCCAAAGACTGTATCTGCATCTATGCGCACACCTGACTCTGTGCCGATAGCCACATCATCACCCGCAGCAAATAACGACTGATATGAGATTGCCCTAGCCTCACCAGGGTTGATAATACGATTGAGGATCACTGGTTTTGCCCAACTACGAATCCGACAAGGATGGCTACCCCACCGGCTACAACAAGCCCGGCAGGAACAGACCACAAAAGAACGCCTATGGTGATACCCGCAAATCCGGCTACCTGTAGAACACTAGCAATAACTCGTTTCATAACACGCCTATCCAAAGAACTGCGGAACCACTTCTTCCATTCTAGCGACTGTTGCCCGGTCTACGGCGAGAATTGCTGCAACAGCTGCGTCAATCTTCCGTGGGCTACCCTTTTTGTCTTTCACGATACGAGGTCCAAGATTATCTACCTTTGTGACGGCGTTATCTAAGTGACGGGCAAGAACGGGATCCCCATCGTGAACGATGCGATTTTCGACAACTAGGTCATAAAAGTTAGCGCACGCTGGCACCATTCTTCGAGGTGACGTGGATGGCCATTCGACAATAGGCAGCCCTGCTTGTTCTAGGATCTCCATTGATCTTTGCCACCGGAACGGGTCACACGCTATCTCACGGACTTTCGGATATTTTTGACAGAACTGGATAATGGTCTGCTCGACATCACCAATATCTACGCGCCAATCCTGGTCGTGTATAGCAATATCTTTCTCCCAAGCTTTGACCATAAAGACTTTCACATTTTCTTCGTCAGTCTTCGGAATGATTGCGCCAACTACAACCGTGGCATCTCCCGAGAACGATCCATCAAACCCGAGCACGATCTCATCGTCAGGGTCAGGAACAACCTCACCCGCACACTGTTCCCACGAACCGTCAGGCAACCAAGTGTTTTGTGACGAAACAAACAGGTTTAACCGTTTCGTTTTGAACTCTGCTTCAGGTGTCCTACGGATAGCAGACCTAAAGTCCTCGGCATCGTTGATGTCACTATACCCTGGGTTTGCGGTTTCCCAAGTTGCCTCGTCACGGTAATCGCCCTCTGACTCCCACCAAGCCTGAAAGAATGTGCTGTCATCTTCCTCGCCTCGGGCAACCTTCTGACCGTACTGGTACAGCGTGTATGCAATCGAGTCCCGCCCCGTCGAGTCAGAGCGAACACCCGCCGTTGTAATCGCTAACAGGGTTGCCTTGTTACCACGAGCACCCATAGCCAAAGACATAACATCGAACAAGTCACGGTTAGGTTGCGCGTGTAACTCGTCGAAGATCACGAAGGTCGGGTTTAGTCCCTCTTTGGAATATGCTTCTGCTGACAGGGCACGATACACAGAACCGTTCTCCGTGTTTTCCATAGCATCACGGTACAAGTTGATGTGTCCTAGATCCGGTGCAGCCTCAACCATCTTGCGGGCATCACGGAACACAATCTTTGCCTGTTCCTTTTCCGCTGCAATCGAATACACTTCACCACCGCCGGGACCGAGCGCTAACGAATACAGGGCTGTGATAGATCCCAGCGCAGACTTGCCATTCTTTCGTGGCATACCGACTAACTGTATCCGGTGGCGAAGCCCACCATTCTCCCAAGCGAAGATCCTTAGCAGTAGTTGTTTCTGCCAGTCACGGAGCACTAACGGTTCGCCCACGTTACCCGCAACGCTGTCCTTTGTGATTGTGCCGTACCGTTCCGCAAAACCAATAGCGATGTGTCCTTCGCCTGCCAGTAGTGCTTCCTCCGGTACAGGTGTCATCCAGCGCGGAGGCCAACTACTCATCCCCGCCACCTCGCACGAGATCGTCTTTCATCTGTTGTAGCTCGACCAATCTAGATCTCCGAGCAACCTCGGCTAGACCAAGCCTTGACCTATCCGATGGCGAGAACCCAAGCAAAGACAGGTTAGCTGCAATAATCCGTGACAGGTTGTCAAGCCTACGAGCCATCTGCATATTGTCTGTTTGCATCACCTTGATCCGCAAGTTCCAGCGCTCATCCACCATCTCGCAAGTCATAAGCAAAAGCTCGATATCCGAAACAGGACTGATCCAACCGATGCCTGCTCCCCAGACTCGTTCCCAAAGCTTCTTGCCAGGCTCTAGCAGGGGTCGTGGTGGCTCAGGGATACTGTCGGCAGGCTCTAGTACCTCTAACTCATTCTGATCCGGCAGAGGGCGTCTACCAGGATTGCCTAGTTTCCGTTTCTGCTCAATCGGTTTAGCGGGTCTACCGCGCCCACTCATTTGTCTAACCGCTTCCAGACACTATCCTTCACAGGTTCCCGCGCAAGCTTGACTTTCGAGAAGTCCTGCGGAACATAGTTCTTGTCCTTCACCAGCCCGTGTGTAAACCGCGAGTAATCAACTGTGTGATGCCACCGACTAAACTTGTACGACAGCTTCGCTACGTCAGGGTGCATATCCACAAGCATCTTCGACTTCGGTAGAGTGCCCTCGCCTGCATAGAACGCCTCCGTGTTACCGCCCGTCATTTTCTGTGTAGGCATTTTGTATTGGTAGAAAGCGTTGAACTGGATTGTTACCCAGCCAGCTTTCATCATTACCAGCGACAAATCGGTGTCCTCGTTATACCGACCTCGCCACCGGAACGGCACGTCATTACGGATCAGGTTGCAGGAATAGATCCTCGTGTTTGTAATAAACGGAGGTCGAGCATTACGGGACGGCAGAAACATAAAGTAGTTGGGACCAGACATCGAAACATTCTTGTACCGTTGCGAGAAGTCTTCCATCGCGCGGAAACCAAACCCGTCACCGATAAGCAACCGCTGGTTCTTGTGCAACCTACCAAAGTTGATAATGTTGTCATCCATTACCCAGTGCCACTTGTGACCTTCGTCAATCGAGTGCTCCCAGGCAAAGTTACGGGCAGCCCCTGGCCCTTTCGATTTCGTGTCGCCTAGATCATCAAATGTTTCGTAGTTGTCTAGATACTCCTGTGGCAACACCAACAGTTTCGACTCATCAAAGTATTGGTTGTAATCGTCGTACTGGTCAGCCTCGACAACGATCCGGTACGGAACATTGATTATGTCTAGATACCGTGGCGTGAAAGCAGACTTTGCTCGTGACTTCGACGGTATGTATATCGGGAACTCAGGCTGTGTTATCAACGACATAGTGTTCGTGTTGCGTAGATCCCACAAGACCGTCAGACTCTGGCCACCAAAACGATTTCTTCGCGCTGATCTCAAGTAGCTCAAAGAACTTGTTTTTCGCATCCTCGTCCACGAAGTGAACTGTGCAACTAAACGCCGAGGTGGCATCGTTTTGCTCATACTCAGGCATCCCCGTCCACTCGGCAAGCGGGTCTACCGTCTTACCTGAGCTTGTGCCATCCATCGTCGCAATCTTGCTGATCTCCGCTTCCGAGAAACCAAGCGCATCGAACTCGAACTCTGCAATCTCAAGCGAGGCGAGCTGTGCTTGCAAAACCGTAGGATCAAACTCAGAGAGATCCGCCGACCTGTTATCCGCAATCGCGTAAGCCCGCACCATTTCTTCAGACCAATCCGCAGGTGCCTTCACCACAGCCACCTTGTCCCACCCAAGCTCTGTCGCAGCAAGCAAGGTACCGTTACCCGCAATCACCGTCTTGTCCGCGGTAATCACAATCGGTTTGCGCTGACCAAACTTTTCCAAGCTAGCCCGCAACACTGCCCTATTCTCCGGCGGGTGGATCCTCGCGTTCTCATCATCGAACCTGAGATCCGAAACTGACAGCATCTCTATTTTCACTTGATCCTCCTGGGTAGTAGGCAACCCAACATCTAGTTTGTAGGCGTACCCAACATATAGTATCGCGCCCAACCCCAAAAACGCGATTTTTGCGCCTTTTTATTTCTTCCA